TATTGTCAACGGTTGTTTTATTGCTCATGTTACTCTCCTTCTTGTTTGATTTCTTTTTTTGTCTACCAGCAGGTAATCAATACCTCCTTTTTTTTCAGGGTCTATTCCTACTATCATTTTTGTTTTCCTTTCTTATGGCCAGTTCTAACTTTATTGTATGCCATTTTATAACGGATAGCTTCTTCTATATTATTACTTAGTAATAATATGTTAGTCATGGTTGCAAGTCTAATCCATACGTCAGCTAATTTTTCAATAGCAGTTCCTTTGATATCTTCAAATGAATCTATATCTCTTGAACAAAAGATTTCTTTTGATTCATCTTCATATATTTCTGCTAATTTTTTTAGTTCATCTACATTTTCTAAAATTTCTTTCATAGCAGTATGTCTCATTTCTCTTTCAAGAATATGATAGGCTGCTTCTATATCGTCTTCTGATACAATGCTTTCTTCGTAACATCTGTCTATTAGTTTAGCTAATACCTTAAGGTTATTATAACCATATTTCTTTTTTGCGTCTTCGCTTGCAGTTTTAATTAACAACTTCAAATCCATGTGTTTCTCCTGGAAATATTCTTCTCATTTTATATGATGGTAAAACTTCTATGTTTACATTAAACAAGTCTCCATCTTGGTTTTTAAACATTTCTATGTTCCTTATATTAGTATCAGGAACAGATTTAATTCCGATAACCTTTCGAGATGACTTCTCGATACCGCCAGATCCATGACCAGCATATAAATCTAACACTCCTTCTCTTGAATATGATCTTGATATTTGTGAGACCATAATAATAATTATATCTTTTTGAACAGCTATGTTTGATAGCCTTTGCATAATATATTTTATCTTAGACTCTTCATTTGTTTTCTGTTCAATGTCTATAAGTTCTATATAATCTACTACAACTATATCAGTTCCATACTCTATAATAGCATCTTCTATCTTAGCAAGGGTTGGTGGTTGAGCAACTACTCTAATGTGATCTAGCCTATCCTTGTATTGTTCATACAATTCATTAGCCTTATTTAATACATCTATCTTGTCTGTATTAGATACTATTTGTAATGCTCTTCGATGTGTTAGTCTTGGTGCTAATTCAGGTGCGAAATAAAATGTAGGTAGAACGTCAAAATACTGCCCGTTTACGAAGTTTACTCCTAAGATAATGTTTTGTATCAAGGTTGACTTGTTCGTGCCTGTAGCCCCCATAAAAGTGACTAATTCGCCAGGGTATATCTTAACATCTTTGTTCTCATCTAAACCTAACATTTTATCTAAATGAATTACTCGTTTAGAATAATCAGTATTGATATAGCTTATTAGTTCTTTATGCATATCATCTGCAGTATAAACATCTAAAACTATATTCTTTTTATCGTAATGGATACATTGAGTATTGCAATTTTTTTTAAGTAAGGTATCATTACATGAATATTGATAGCCTTTGTTATAGGCATACTCAACTTTTTCCATTACGTATCCTTCATCTAAACTATTATTATTCCAGTATAGTATAGCAGCCTTAGCAGCATCAGAAGGGATACCACTTTTTCTAAAGTGTGAAGCTAATCTAAGTATGGTATTATTTCTTGTTCCTTGTTGAGGTCCTAATTCCCATAACCTATGAATACAAGAAGCCATTTTAAATGGTTCAATAACATCATTAATTTGTCGTATAGTAGGGATAACAGCAACAACATGTTCTTTAAGTTCTCCGTCACCAAATTTATTCTTAGATTCATGTATATACCATTTCATTCTTTCTTTGACATTTGTATAATCACTAGCAAGAATATGTATCTCTTCGTAAGTTAAACTAAAAAGCTCATCTGCTGATAATGGTATCTTATATCTTCCAGATTTAATGTTTAAAGTGAAAGGACATCTTATTAATGCTGAACGACTATACACAGATTTGTCTAAGTTAAATGTTTCAAGTAAGTTTTTTAATGTTTCTTTTATCTTGTAAGGATATTCTATATCAGGTTCTAAATCGAAACATCCTGCATGAATCATAATATGATAACCTGTACCGCTGAACCATATCCAAAGATTATCTTCATGTAAATTTAATTCCCTAAATAAAAAAGAAAGAATCTCTCTGGCATTATCTAACACTTTTTGATCAGAACTATTTCCCCTGTCTATATCAAGAGGAATATAGTGTGCTTTCCTTATTCCATAGAATTGAGAAACTGATTTTCTGTTAACTAAGTCAGAGAGATCTTCTTCTTTATACTGAAAGACACTGCTAAAAAGCTCTTCTTTTTTTCCATGAATTAATATCTTCTCGAAGACTTTATCTTCATGAACAAAGGTAGCTCTTTTCCTAACGTTTACAGTGACTTCGTAATACCACATTAGAACCTCGGCATTCCATTAACTATAAAGTCATCACTTTCTTCTGTTATTTCTGTTGCTTCTTCTTTAGGAATTACAACTTCAACAGGTTTAATCTTTTCATTATCAATAGCATATTTAACTCTATTCATTAACTGTGCTTTGCCTTCAGGAGTATTGGGTTTAATGATAGAATAAACATTTGTATATCTTTTGTCTTTATACATATTGTTATAGATATAAATATACACATCTTTGTTTATTGCCTTGTGTTCTAAGAATGTTTCCATATGATTGGTAATGTCTTCTGGAGAAACAAGCTGGTTATTGAATCCAATAAATTCTCCATGAGGTGTATATCCTCCTTTGAATCCTGTAACTTTAAATACTTCATTTAATTTTCCTAGTATGAAAGATGGTTTTATCTCTCCATTCTCTTTAAGAAAATTACCTGTAATAAAGTCAGTAAAAATTTGATTAACACTGGGAACATAGTATCTTATTCTCCAGAAAATTTCTTTCTCTCTGTCAGGTTCATATTTAATACTTGTAATTTTGGCTTCATAGAATCCATTCTTCCATAAGTATTCATCATAATTAGGTGCTGTTGATCGTTCTAAATCATAAGTAACTATTGTGTAGCTCATTCGTATTCTCCTATAATATTATTTATTCTTTTTTCATTCTTGTCATGCTGATAAGAATCTATTATTCCTTTTGAAGCAAGAAGGATAACTTTATTCTCATCTCTTATTATCGAATGTATGTCTTCAATTAATCTTGTTAAGTCATTTACATTTGTTAATGCTTCATTGATAATACTTTTTGTTGTATAATTTAATCTTCTAAATCTTATTTGTTTTTTATACTCAAGAAACTTATTGAAATAGAAGTCTATGATTTCATCAACAATAGTATTTCTATTATCTACATTGGGGTATTTCTCATGTAGCTTTTCAGCAAAGTATATCGTATCATAAGAAAACAACTTTTGATCTGAATGATAATAGAAATTACAATTACTACAAACATAATTAAGTTTATCATTGTCATGATTAACATATGTTCTTTCAATTAAATTGTCTCTATGTTTACATATAGGACATGTTATAATTGTTTTTTTCATTCTTTTTATATTGTTCTTCATTACAATTCCTATTCTGTATATGATGTTATAGTTTTAACAAATGACTGATAGTCAAATGGAATTTCTTGATTAGCTAAAGGCTTTAATCTTGCTCCCATTTGTATCTCATCAAATCCTTTGAATGACATAAATGCTTGTCCTGTTTGCTCTTTCTTTGAAGTGTAACCAACTAACTCTGCAAGACCCATAAGTTTCTTAGATAATCCACGTGGTAAGTCTGGACCTAATTGTGCCTTATTCTTTACAACTGCAGTAATCTTACTGTGTGATATTAAGATAAGATCTTTATTATATTTACGAAGTAACATCTTTAACATACTTACTATGTTAAACACTTTGTCTCTAGCTATTGCCCAATCATTTCCCCATTCACCTTCACCTATTGCTTTAATGTTCAGTTGCTTACATACTTCTTTCTCTGCCCAATCATTGATTTCATCAATAGTATCAAGAACTATGGCATCATAAGGAAATTCTCCTTTCTCTAACATAGCTTTAACATTCATAACGAACTCAGCTATACTATAAACTGGCATTGGTTGACCAATATGTTTACCTGTTGAATAAACATATCCTCTTTCTTCTGGAGGAATAATTTCAAAGATAGGCATGCCCATTTTATCAATTAGTTGTTTGCCATCTTTCATTTTTGGTCGTTCTGGAGGGTTAAGACTTGTTATTACAACTCTATTTGCTCCTTGAACAAAGTCTCCACCTTGTTCACAGTCAGCTAACAAAACACCGTCAGTTCCTTTCTCTGACCAACGAGAAGCTTCTGTTGTCTTATGAGTTTTAGGTGGACCAAAGAACATATAAAGTAAGCCTCTAGGAACTATGTTCCAGTCAATGATGTTCTTAATTATCTTCATCATTTCTCCTTTCATTTCTTAATACTTTAATTTCATCTTTGAAGTTATACACAGGCAATCCTTTTCTATAATGTGTTCCCCACATATCACTCCCATTAATTGATATGTTTAATTTTCTTTTGTCATAGTTAATCTTACTAAGTTTCTTTTGAAGTTCATTAGTAAAGAAATTGTAATACTTTTTATCTTTAATTTTAGTTTTAATGTAAAACAAATTAAGATAAATCATGTTATCTTTTAAGATCCCAATTTGAATGTCGTCAATATAAAGAATTTGTTCCTCTCCTTCTTTATAGTTTTCACCATCAGGAAAAGGAACAGTTACCTGTTCAGGTAACCATTCTAACAGTTGTTCTTTAGTATCAAAAGTAATCCATACTTCATTAATGTTTGCTATAATTATTGTCTTCATATCTATCTCTCCAGTTATATATTTCTTTTATGCTATAGTAATCATTAGTCTCCCATATGTCATTATCTTCGTCTAACTCTATTGCAATGTTGTCAATAAGATCTTCAAAGTAAATTATATGTTCTTCATTAGATTTCTTTTCATTCATTGTTGCTCCTTATTAAAAAGATATTCTAAGAGAAAATCAAATTTGTCATCATTAGTGTAATACAAAATATCTTTATTAATTTCATCATCAATAAGTTCCTATCTTAT